ATTATTTGAAACAATCTTAATAAAAAAACAAGGCTCGATGAAGCCCTGCTCTATTTTATCCACATATATTTTATAGCTTGGGTATAATTCTTTTAATTTCTTAGAAATAGATTTTGTGAAATTATTTGTCAATTCATCTCACGTCCTAACTGTGTTATCCTTCTATTTAAATGATTATATATTCTTCGCTCTGTTGGTTCTGTTGCTTTATGTAGCATATACTTACCTTGCACATAGCCATCTTTTGGACCAACATACATTCCTTTTCCTGCGTTTCTATCGTAAACAAATGAATTGCCTACCCAATATCCAGGTACAAAATGGGATCTAAAGCCGAACTCTATTTCTGATGCATATTTTGCCGAATTACCAACTTCCTTCTCCCAACCATCAGCAACTCTTTTAATTCGATTTGTATACCACGTACCCTTTAAGTTGCCAGTATTTACAGGAGTAAGATTCTCAGCATCTCTTACTATTCTATGCGATTCTAATTCTAAGGCTTTTTTACCCTCTTCAATAACATCAACTCCAATTTGTTCTAACATTTCAACTAATCTTCTGAATTCTCTAGCCATTCTATTAGCCATCTAGAATCACGCCCTTTCGTCTCTCATTAAAGGCACTTCTTGATGTGATGAATATACAAAAGGCTCTCCTGAATACATAGTCCTTGATTCACTGTTAGCACCTATGACTATTATTATTTTATCTCCTGCTTTGATTAAAATACTAGGATCTAAGAATAAATGTGATTCATATTCTATGTTGTTGCTAGTATCTGTTTGATTAGTAGCCTTTAACGTCTTTTTCGACAAGGCACACTTGATGTTTTCATGTACGGGAGTATATGTGTTGGAGGTAATACCATCTTCATCCTCATTGGGTTGTTTACGGTACACCGTAGCCAAATCAAAGTAAGTGCTTTCCAAAACTTTTCTTTCATTCATTTACACCACCCTAACCTTTATATAAGGAGATAATGACTTCTTATAATCCTCTTCCCAAGAAGAATTCGCCCTATCTCCATACTTAATTGTCATATCTCCACGTTTAATTTCTGAAACATCAGAATACTTATCCGAATCAACATCCGATTTAATTTTGTCTACAAGTAATAAGAAATCTCTACTTAGGGCTAGTCCATCAAGCTTACACTCAACGTTTAACTCGTCAAATAGTTTTTCTTCAACGATCATAGAATTGTTTGAAATTAAAGCTATTTTATAAATAGAATCATTTAAAAATGAATCAGTTATTTTTATATATTGTCCTGCAATATACTTCTCAGCAAAATTAATTGTTGATGTGATCGTTTTAGTAGAGCTATCAAATGACAATGTTAGTTTCTCTGTACTTCTAACAAAATAATTATTGCAAAATTTCATTACCTCAGCTAACATTATTTCACCTTCTTAGCTTTAGGCTCTTCTGTTTCCTTATCTTCTTTTTTAGCATCTTCGTTCAATTTTTCTATATCATTTTCAAACTCTCTAGCTTTTAACTCTAAGTCAGTTAATTTTTTAATAGTATCATCATTAACTATTTCAACTTCACCTTTTGTGGAAACAAATAACCCATCTTTATAGGCATAACCTACACAAAACGCTTTGTCATCTTTTAATTCTTTAACCATATATGATTTATTTTTATGTAAAACTATATCATTTACGTTAACCACGATATCTCCTCCTTTTAATATAAAAAAGAGAGAAGTTAATCCTCTCTCTTATCCATTTGTTACAACTTTTATGATTGGAATATTCTTTTCTTCATACACTCTAGTCCAGTTTGCAGCAGTTTCAAGCTCAGCGTCAGTTGGAGAAGTAGTTGCCCTGGTATTGTCAGTCCATTGCATTCCGTAAGGATGGTATACGAATCTAGCTCTATTTACCAAATGCTCTCTACCACCAGAGATTAATGCTTGTCTTTCAATTTCAGAAGGAACTTTTACTTTACCTTCTGCTGTACCGATTGTGTTTTGACCATATAGGAAAGAAGTATATTTGAATCCACTAGTTCCTCCTGCTACGACAGGATGTGTATCATCTACAATTACTACTTTACCTAAGAAAAACGGAACTAAAGTATTTTGATTAGATAATTTTTCATACTGAATCAAATTTAACTTTTGCATCCTAGCGTAGACTTTAGAATGTACTGATACTCCAGTAATCTTGCCACCATTGTCACCAATCGCTTTTTGAGCTGCATCAATGATTAAATCTGAACCGAATAAATTACTTGCTGTTGCATTATTTCCATCAGCAATTGAAATATCCGTGACATGATTTGTTAAATTTGCAGCAGCAAACATACCATTTAACACTTTAATTAAAATTCTTTGTCTTTCCTCTTTCCAATACTTAACTACTGATTCTGCAATTGCTCGCATAGGGTCTTTTGTTGCTAATTCAGCTGCAAGATCTTGAGAACCCCAAGCGTTAGCTCTACCGATTATAATTGCAGTTTGTTTCACTGAACTAATGCTGTTTACTGTTATGTCTTCCCCAGCATAATTTTGTGATGCTCCTGTCAAAGGCTTGAACGAAGGTACACTAACTAATTCAGACCCCTCTGAAATTCTGCTTTCCAACTGTGCATCTTTTCTTAATATCCCTGCCTCTGTAAGTGCGTCAGGGTTTGGAGATAACTCCATTAAGTATTCCATAAATAACTCACTATCAAAAATAGTGTTTGAAAATAAAGTATGTGCCATTGTCTATTCCTCCTATTGATTTAAATAATCACTTCTCATTTTTTGATATAAATCCGGATCACTTTCCCTTAGTTCTAGTCTTTCTTGAGAAGTCAATTCATTGAATTTCTTTTCTGCCGAGTGACTTGAACCCTTATTTGGTGATTTACCTTTCAATCTTTCATTCACTGCATTTTCAATTGCTTTACTAAAAGATTCACTAAATTTTTTAATATTTTCATTTGTTGTTTCTGCATCATTTCCCATTAAGAAATCAGCAAAGTCAACGGGTAATTTCTTTTCACTTAAAACACTAATCGTATCAAGTTTTAATTCCCTTTTCCTAAGCTCTGTTTCTTTCTGTGAAATCTCATCATTTTTCTTTTTTAATTCCTCTTGCTTTTTTTCATCAGCAGACAAATTAGCAAGTCTTTCAGCCTCTCTTCTTTCTTGCTCAAGCTTTATTTTAAATTCTTCTTGCCATTTTGCCTCTTTAGTTTTTAAAGCATCGGTAACTCTCTTATCCGCCTCTGATTGAATCAGTTTATCAACTTCTGACTGAGTAAATGTTTTTGGTGTATTATTATCCCCTGAACCTTCTCCAGTTGAACCTTCTCCACCTTGCCCTTCACCTTCGCCACCTTCTGCGAATAATTGCAAATTCATACCTTTAATTTTTTCTAACATTTCTATTCTCTCCTTTTGCCCCTTACAGTTCTTTCGCCCTATAAGTTGCCTGATTTTTTATATTAAAAAAACACCCCGTTAAGAGTGTTTTAAATACTTTGATTTAAATTAATTTCCTAAGGTTTTTTTCAAACTTCCATTTTCATCATCTTCTACTATTTCCCATCTCCCATAATCTTCTTTTGATTCTAGGGGACCTGGTCTCTCAGCAGAATACAAATAATCCTCATCGGAATCATCAATTATTCTCAGCATACCATCTTCTATGCCTATACATTCATAAGTCTTTCCATCTGTAAGACTTTCAATACCAAAACTTTTACCTACGTATTTAACTTTCAAACAATTCACTTCTCCTTTCTGCTTTTAATTTTATAAGATTGAGGTCCATATTTATCATGTTCTACCCAATGAATATCAAAAACATACTTGGATGACTCTAATCTTCCAACTTTCTTCATCCATTCATCTGCACTTCCGCCTATTGTAGTTGCATATGATTCAGAGACTCTAAATTTGGTAGAAACTCCCATGCCCGCAATTATATTTACATCCGTAATCATGCTTTTATTAGGAATAAAATTTCTTTTCCCTTTATCAAAATAACTTAATTGTTCATTTAAGAAGCTATCTTTTACTTTTAATGTCTTAGGTATTTTATTTGGTTCTACATACTTATTATACCATTGATTATAATTCATGTCAGCAGGAACTTTATAATATTTACCATCTTCACCTTTTGCAAGTCTCTCATAATCAGCTCTATCGTCATCATCAAAATAAGCCACGGTCGTAGATCTACAGTTCGGGTGAAGGGGAGGATAATTTACTCCACTTCTTGCTTTTTCTACGTCAAATATCTTACCATCTAAACTTTGACAAATTGAACTTGTCCTTAAATCTAAAGTTGCCACATATTCATACTGATCTATTCCATCATCAGCATAAGATTTTAATACTCCATTATTTAATACATGATTAGATTCTGTTCTTATAAGTCTTTGAGCATTTTTATAGCCTACATCCATCTTTTGACTTAATTGTTGTGTCATGTTGTCAATACTAGAACCTTGAACCATACCCTGAGTAATTGTGTTATTAAGATTAGTTATTAACTTAGCTTTTTGTTCCCAAATCCTATTGCTATAATTAGCTCCACTCCAGGGATAATTAATAGCCTCGGTTATTGCATTTTGATTTAAACCACTAAAGGCTTTTCCTACACCTAATCCAATCGCAGTATCGTATTTTGTTCTATAATAACTTTCCTCATAGGCATTTGATAATAAACTTGTAGTTCTTGGCTCATATCCATTATATTTATCACCAAATAGCATATCTATGTGAGCTCTTATTTCAGTTAATAAGGCTTGATATCTTGTTATTCTAACTCTATTACTCATATTCCTTATTTCGGTGTTATATTTGCCATTAGGATTGTTTTGAACCAACTCTATAAAATAATCTAATCTATCTTGAAACTTAACTCTTTCTTTAGGACTTAAATACTCCTTAGCTTTTTCGTAAGATATCGAATTATCCTCAGCATATTTGCCATAAAAAATAGATATCTCTTTTTCGATATCTAACATGGCTCTTTCATATTGCTTTTTTAATTCTATTAAATATTTATTTGCATCTCTGTTAGCTCTATCTTCTCTTTCTAAAGCTCTATCAATCCAATACTTGTTTGGTTGCATTATCATCACCTAAATCGGTATTATTATTTATTCCTAAATCATCTAATTGCTCTTTTTCCTCAGCTTTAATTCTTTTTAATTCAAGTTTAACATCATCAACAAAAGGAATTTGTTCAAGTTTCGTTTCCCTTGATATTGTGTTACCTAGCTTATTAATTGAGTCAACTATTTCTAGAATATTTGAAGGTAAATTTCTATAAAATGCAATATCAACATCATCAATATTGTAATTCTTGCCCTTCTTCCTCCAAATGTTATTTATAAGCCTTAATCTCTTTCTTAATCCCTTTTGGAATTTAAGCTGCTTAGTTGATGTTAATTGCTCTAATCCCCATAGTTTATATTTTAATGCAACTCCTGAGGCAGTTCCTGCAAATTTTTCATCCGATAAATCTGGAACAAAACTTAATGTATGAATATCAGTTTTAAGTCTAGTCTTATAGTTTTCACTAGCTTGATCATTAATTTCTTTAGTTAAAAATCCAGCTGAGCCATTTTCATTTAATAATAAAACTCTATTTTTCTTTAGTTCTGCAATATCCTTAGATTCAGTACCTTGCATTCCCACTAAGTACAAATAAGCATCTGAAAAATAATCAAAATCATTAGCGGTATTACTCTGAGAATCATTATAAGAATCAATAAGAGTTTTGACATTGTCAAAGTCGCCCATCATTTCCTCGTTGTTTATGTACTCAATTATGGGCACTTCTTCAAAGAAATGCTCTTCAATATCAATTTCAAATAAACTTCTTTCGGAATAGTCATAATATTCAATTTCTCTATCTGAATAAACTATAACTTTTATATAAGTTCTTTCTAAGACAGGATCTAGCTCGTCATAGAATCTAACTCCTAATAAAACATTTTCATCTACTGAATTATCTCTAATCAAGAAGGTTTCAGTAGCATCTAAGTCTTTAAAATGAGTTTTGGCATCTTCGCCCTGGTAAACTAATTCATAAGCTAATCCTTTTATACTGCATTGCTTTGCTAGTTCTGAGTTTGTATCAGGCTCATCATTAAGCTTGAATATATCCTTTAAATCCTCATCCAGGGCTTT